GTCTTGGCTGTATGATTATGATCACACGCCCACGTAGGAACGTCCAACATCATACTCCAATCAGCAGTTACTTCTAGCCATTCTAAAATACTTTGACGTACCTTGGTAGCTGAAGGACCTTCAAAATTTAACCAATCAAATTTAAGTACGCCCTTACCAATTTGGAATCCGCCTGAATCGCCAAGTATTAGAGTTTTATTTCTATCACGTTGTTGAATCATACTTTCTTTTGTCATAGTCTTATTTAGGTCTAGAGTTGCGTGACCTGCTGAATAAAGACCATATTTGTAAGTAAAGTACCCATCTTCTTCATTTAAGAAATTCATTCCTTCAATGCCTCGATCAAACCCAGTGGGTATACGATCCTTAGGAATAAATTCTTCTAATCTCTGTTTAGCAATATATGTGCCATAAAAACTACTAATGGCTGGCAAATATACAGCATAATCCATTTGTAATGGTGTCAAATTAACTGGTGGTTTTTTCATCTGTACTCAATATAGTTGTTATCTTTAATTGTTCTTGTGCTTTCAAAACATTGTCATACGCTATTTTAACAGCAGGATTGGTTTTAATCAACTCCTGCATCTTCCATTCTTCATCACGTTTTTCTTTAGCCCAATCTAGTAGACTTGTTGCTTCACTATCTAATTGAACTGTAGCATAAGATGTTTGTAAGGTCATCCAATTATTGCCATCCCATACTTCCACATTTTGTGTAGAAGTATTGAATCGCATGTTACCGATACCTTGTGCGCCAGAGTAATTGTTAATATAATTACTGCCCGGCATTCCGCCGGTAACACTAATATATCTCCCGCCCTGATTTATACCCTTTATCATACCTTGGCTGGAACAATGTATTCATAAGTAGCAATGCCGCTGTCTAATTCAAGACGTAGAGCACCACCATCACTAAAACTCATTTTTGTATTGTTAGCATCGGCAATTTTCAAAATGCTCAGTACAGGCACAACTGGATATGTCCAGGACTTGCTAATTTTACCTGTAACGCCTGTGGCAAACACAAACTCACCAGCGTGACTTGCTACATCACCGAATGAGAAAATCAATTTATCGCCATCTGTTTTAGCCAAGAAGTGTGTATGTTCTGTATTAGCACCTGACTGGAATTGGAAACGTTGTGTTGAATTAACACTTGGGCTAACTGTGACATTCCAATTGACACCTTTGAATTTAACTGTTTTCAATTTTTCGTCAATGACTTCCTTGTTCATGAAACGATAATCATTTTTGAAATCGCCATCTTTGTTTTCAAAGTGAAGTCCAACCGGAATTGTTTCATTGTTACGGGTAGCAGTTACCAAATCAATCTTGGCATCTTCTTGATATTCTTTACCTTCTAACAAGTAGCGTAATTTTTCAAGTTGTGGCATACCAAAACTACCAATTAATTGTGGATAAGGATTGGCAGTTTTTGCGTACATAACAACAGTACGGTCTTCAGCCATGCTGTCGATTAATGTTTCTTCATCAGTGCCTGTGATCTTAACAATGTTAAGAAATCCCAGTTTATTTGTGTGCGACACGATATCTTTAAGTAAGTCTTGCATAATATTTTCCTTTATATAAGTTTATTTAGGTCAAGCGAAAAAGTCAATGATTAAATTAATCAAACGAAAACAAGTTGCCAAACGTATTAGTCTCAGTAGTACTGCTCAAGTCCCATTCTAATACGCCAATAAGGTTTTCAATCTTATTGTTAATAATGGTAGCTTCCATTTCTTCATGATCAAACGGAAGTTCTTGAAACCATTTAGGCAACCGTAGTTCGTCCACAGGATATGCTACTGATGTATATCCCAAGGGGTTACCCTTTAGTTTACAAACGATAACTTTCATACCATCAACAATTTGCTGACTGTATTTGTCACCATTCATTCTTTTGAGCGTATTCCAATTAATACTTGCTCTAACATGACCAGGCATATTAGCCTTGCCAAATTTCTTCTCTTTTTCTTGATATTCTGTAATGTTGTTGGCACGTTTTGGACTTCCTTTCTCCCAACCTGGTCGGGCTTTAAATTCTGTACGGAATTCACTGATCATCTCTAGAATTTCTTTTTCTTCACTACCATTGAGTACTTTGGTAAGAACTTCTTCCAAAAACTTCTGCATAAATTCAGGAGTGTCACTGCGTTTCAAATCCAAGCCCATGGCCTTGATCTTACCTGGCTTGCCATCTACGTCACTGCGTTTGCCTTCCTTGTCATAATACAGTACGGCATAACGCTTCTTGGTAATAAACAGGCCTTTGATAGCAACAATTTCACGACCAGCACGGATAACATCGCCACGGCTGCGAGGACAGTGATGTGCTTCTAGCATGAAATCTGGGAATGTTGAATTTACTTCTTCAGCAATGGTATCATATAGTTGAACCACTGTGTCCTTGTTCCAAGGAATTTCACCTTTGGCAATTTCGTTCTTTAAAGATGAATAAGCACTAAAGTAGGCAGAGTCAGTATCACCATAGATAATGCTTTTACCAATATGGTTGTACTCTCCAGTGATAACTTCATTTATCTTTGCGGCCATATGGCGGGCGATACCACGTCCGGAAAGAGTTGTGGATTGTCCAATACGATTATCAAAGAACCTACAACCAGCGTTAAGAATAGCACCATATAGGCTATTGAGGTTAATTTTTTTAACCAGTTGTCTTTTGTCCCAGTATTCTTCTTCAATTTTATTCTCCGCTTTAATTGCTTCTTTGAGCTTGGCCTGCATTTCTTTACGTTCACTATACCAACGTTTTAGTAAACCAGGAATGATACCTTCTTTTTCATAGGTAAAGATAGTACCATTGGCACTTAGCATCCATGGATTATTACTTTCAAAGATAAGTTCATAAATTTGAGCACCACTCATAATAGTGGTTTCGCCATTCTCCCAATCAATGATAATATCATGACTTCGATCTCGGTTCATAACAAATTCATATTCATTACTGCCAAACTTACCTTCCCATGCGCCAGCGAAACTTTCTTTCTTGGCCATTTTGTTTTCAATTTCTTCTTTAGTATAATCTTGGCGTAACTGACCCACAATCGTTTCTGGACCCATGTTCAGCGCACGAATCACAGACGGGTACAAACTGTTAATATCCATTGATCCAATGTAGTCATGGATGCCTTTTTTTGGATAAGCAACATACGCACCTGCCGCCTGATTACTTACGGTATCATCTCGTTTGGGGCGACTTGGTACCATCATACCTCTGTGATGTGCTTCATTTACAATAGCCTGTTCTGTAACAGCCACAGCACCCATTGTAGTTTGTAGTAACACAGTATTTTCGTGAGCAACAGTATTAGCAAGGTCAATGAATTTTAACTTTTTATCCAACTTATCAAGCAAGGCACAGTCTTGTCTATTATATTCAATAAATTTACGGAAATCATTATTGTATAACTGGTCCAACGTACCTTCGTAAACAGTCTTGCTTTCGCCTATTTCCATCTCTCCAATTGCATCCAGTCGATATGTGTGGCGTTCTTCATAGGTATATTTTCTGTACAACTCGAGACTATCAAGGTGAACACGACCAACAAGGTCATAGGTAACAGCAGTTTTTCCATATTTTTCAAATTCACGTTTCTTTGGCATGGCTCCCCAAAGACAAAATCTACGGGTATCTTCTTTACTTAGAACTTTTGTAACACGATTAACAGTATAGGGAATATCAAACCCTTCACTGTTCCATCCACTTAGCACATCAGCATCTTCAATTAGATTTAAGAATGTATCCAACATTTCGTATTCTGTTTCAAACAGTATAGTGTTGGGAAATTCTTTAACTTGATCTTGTGCTTGTTCCATGGTTAAAGTCTTTGGAGGAACAGCAAGGCATACTAGAGTATCCATCCATTGTAGGTGGACAGCAATCGCAGTAATTGGCATAAACGCATCGTCTGGACTTGCGTAGCCACGTTCTGGATCAAAGTCCACCTCAATATCAAAAAATGCTACATTTAATTTTGGAGCATCTTTGCCAAGATAGTTTTCTTCTAAACAACGGAATACAGGATTGATATCGCTCTCATATAGTTTATGAGAAGAATGGATTTTTTGTTCTTTAATGAATTCTTTCCAGCTACGAGCAGTTACTTTGGATAAGTTTTCTCCAAAGATGCTTTTGAATTTTCCTCGTTGGTCTGGATAATAAAATAGATAGCGGGCATTGTACTCTTGATAGAGTCTACCCTGTTTTGGATCACGCTCAATGACTTTGACAATGTCTTTTTCGCGATCCCAAATGGCATCAACATAACTCATATTATTTTTCTCCTTGAGATTTACGGCTCTCAAATACCATGATGCGATTTATGGCTCGCTGTACCTTTCTCACAAATATTTAGCTAACATTCTAATTAAGCCAACAGAATCTATGCTTACTAGCAAGATGTAGTTAGCCAGCATGCCAAATGATTGCCTAGTATAAGCAGACCAAGCATACATGGCACAGCCACTAATCCAAATAGGATAAAGAATAATGAGAGGTGGATTGGGAACAGTAAAGGCCATTGTGATACTACAGCCAATACTAATCGCCCAAGCAACAAGCTCAACAAAAAAACGAAAAGGGTTACTTCGATAATCATCGCGTATCCATTCTAAGGTGGGTCTAAATAATTCATTCATAAACAAGTATAACAGCTATAGCAATTTGACACAACTGTTTTGAATAAATACTTTACTATGAAAATTAGAGAATTAATTGTTGAAGGCGGGTGGACCACCGGAGATAATCCTGGCATCAAAGCCAAAGTGGTAAAACAGGGAATTGTTGCAGTAGATAATTTCCTTAAAGATTTCAATCCTTGGTTAAAACAACAGGGGCTTGGACCTATGAAAGTTGGTCATCCCACAGGATCCGCCGCTTATCATGAACTCGATGATCCAGAAAACACCATATATGGTGACATGGATCTACAGGTTATTATTCCAGATTTACCAGAATATGATGATATGACCAGTGGGCAAGTTCAGGGTCGCTGGGGCACATTAATCAATAAATTTATTCAAGATTCAAATTTATCCTATATTGATAAAGCTGAAAGTCGAGGAGCACAGCCCATGTTCATATTGGGTGATGGTAGTAAGGTACAAGTAGATATTATGCCGCATCCAGAAAAGACTGCCGAATGGGGCCGTTATCGTGCCACAGGAGAACATGGATTAAAAGGTTTACTAAACGGTAATATCTTTGCCACAATGAGCGAATTGATTCCAGTTAACCTGCAGCACAAGGGCATCCAATACAAAACTGTAAATGGAAAAAAAGTTAATTATGGCAAGACGCTTAAGAATTACAACCTACACACAGTAGGGCAAGATATCAAACGCTGGGTATTAGACATATTCCTACATGAGGCAGAAGAACTTGGAATAGAAAATCCCAAGATTGATCCACTACTAAAGGCCAATCCTGGTGTTGACACAATGAATGTTAATGTAGAACGTTTGGTTAATGGTGTTAAGGGGTTTGCTCGTAGCTGTGAATTAAATGGAATGTTTGGTAAGGGTGATTTGGAACGATTCAGTTCTGCCGATGACTTTATTAATCAATTTGCCAATCACTATGTAGAAAAATCGCAACATGCTATCACTGCGCCCAAACGTGACAAGGCTAGTACAGATGCCAGTCAAGCCCGCGCTGTCAAAGATAGAGACGCATTGACCAAAGGTCTGGAATATGTTAAAAAATTATTCTCAGGCGAAGTGTCCGGACAACGATACCGAGACTACAAAAGTCAATAAAAAACCCGCCTAAGCGGGTTGATTACTGAGCAAGCTCAAATTACAGTGTAATGCCTAGGCTTTGTGCCTTGTATGCCAAAGCAACCATCTTGCGGGTTGGACGATCCAAGTGATACTCAGTTACATTAACACCGTTGCCAGCTTTACGGCTACGAGCATAGATAGCGTGTCCAGCTTGACGAAGACGACTTGCTTCTGCGCTGATGTTCTTGATACCAAAACGCTTTTCAGCTTGTGATGCTGTAAACTTTTCGCCGCTCTTTAATGCGGTCAATAGCTTGTATGTTTTTGTTTCTTGACTAATTGTTTTCATCTTTATTTCCTTTTGTTGTATGCTGATATACATCAGTTATTAGTTATATTACAGATCTGTGTAAGATAGATCAAGTAAATTGGTTAATTAATATCAAGTACTTTTATCAAACGTCTTGTCGACGATTTGCGTGTCCGGCAATATCAACGATAGTTTCCAAATCATCAAATTCACGGAATACTTGATCCCATTGATCTTTTTGGGCAATTTTAATGGCCCGCTTAATAACACTGGGTTTGACTTCCAATTCTTCGGCTACTGCTTTAATTGTATCATTCAACCCCTCAGTAAGGTCTTGAATTTCCTGCATCACAGTCATACCTTCTGCTACAATCTGTTTAATCTTTGCCTGTTCTGGGGCGCCGAACGCTTTACTCATAAAAAAATCTCCTTATTCACTTACTATACGCTAGTGAAGTCAGGAGATCAAGTGTTTTGGAATTTTTAGATATTAATTTAAATAACCCAAGGAAACGCAGGATTTACCACGGGTGGGTTGACTATTGCGGAAATTTTGGCATCTATTGTTTTCTTAAAAGATATTATTGCTTCTTCACCTAATGATGCGGTGATCCAGTTTATAATTTGCTCTTCACTCAAATCTTTATATAATATGAATGAATCAGGATCCGGACTATCCAGTATAACTTCCCCAAATACATCGGCATAGTTAGTGCCGTCAGTACCACCAAATCTCCAATGTATTGATTGAATCACATTTTCCAAACCATTGGCATTGGGAATACAATCTAATTTTGAAATAATCCAATTATAGTTATTTGACATATTTTTATTTTGTATTCTTAGGCTTTTTATGATTCTTCTTCATATTGATAGCAATAGCAGCCTGCTGTGCTGGATTGGCTGCTTCTCTCAATGCTTGTAACACGCCGTATAATTGCTCAACACTTTCACAATGCCACTTGCGTAGACTTTTGTTTATGCGACTGTTTGGATCTCTCTTGGTGGAGGCTCCTGTACGATGTTTTTTCATACCTTTCATACGAGCACAAAAACTTGCTCGACGTTTACTGGCTTTGCTACCTTTTTTCAACTTGCTGGGCTTAGTGGTCACAGCAGTTTGTAATTTTGATCCAGGATGCTCTCTACGATAACTGGCCACACCTTTTTTGTTTAAACCACCATTTTTATTTTTACCTGATGATTTTTGCCAAGCGGCTGTTTCAATTATGAATTCTGATGCTCTCATTTTTTCTTGGCTCTCCCTGCTTTCATATTGGCCAACCAATGTGCCATACGTTGTTTTTCACCTGTGCTGTGTTTGGCAGTTTTGCGTAGGCTACTAACACTGGCTTTTGTATTTACACCACTGCGTTTGGCTAATCCTTTACGTCCTGGATGCTTACCATCAGCAAAGTTTTCTTCTACGTTAAGATCTTTCTTAATCCAATTGTCTGGAACAAGATTATGTTTCTTTACAAAATCATTATGAAGTTTATCGCCTGTGAGATTAAATTCTCTACAGATTTTTTGCATCATTTGATCAATGACGTCGTAGTTGAATTTTGTACCAGATTTTTTAGCAGCCAATAATCTTTTTTCTAATGCATCTACGGCACCAGGTTTTTCCTTACCTGACACATGTTCCGGCTTCATAGCCTCAACTAGTTCACGGATTTTCATTTTTTGTTAATCCACTTGTCTAAACTTGGACCGATTTTTCTAATCCAAACATCTGGTGTAGTGCCAACTTTTTCTACAAATAATAAATGTAGGTCATGAGGAGTCATATTGTATTTTTTAGCTATACTGGTCATCATATGGTCCACTGCTTCATATCCAATAGGATCTTTTAAATCCTTTTGAAGATGTTTGATTGCTTGATCAGCTGATTTTTTTGATACTTTTTGAGATAACTCATCCCAATTGTCATCACTCTCATTGATCAACTCTACAATTTTCATTTTTTCTTCTTGCTAGGATTTTTAGCACCGTAACTGGCGGCAATGGCCATTTGACGACGTTTTTCCTTTGTCTTACCACGGAACTGTGGAGCATTGGATTTTTCAAAATCTTTGATATAAACATCTACAGGAGCATTCTTGGGAATCTTTTCAGCTAGTTTGGCCTGTAGCTCAGCCATATAACTGTCTTCTTGTTTCAATGCTTGTGCCTTGACCATTTTACGAATAAGTGCTTTATCTTCTTTTTCATCAGGATGATCACTTTCGCCAATGTGTGGATCAATACCTCTTGAACCAATGCCACCTTTCTTACGTTTGTTAGCCAGCTCTTCTAAAGCATGACGTATTTGTTCAATGTTCATTGCCAATTCTTCAAAGTGACGAGTGATACTTTCCCAGCCTAACGCACTTCCTGATTCTGCTCTTTGTGCTAGATCTTTTAATTGACCAGCGGCCCTCATCATTCGATCTTTTAGTTTAGCAGGATTAACACCTTGATGTCCGTATATCATTGGATTCATTGGTTCGGACGGATCCATATCAATTGGAGCTTCTGATATAGGGCTTAACATTCCGCCTGCTCCTTCCTCTTCGTCCATGTCATGTTCGTCATCTACAGCATTGAATACAGCATCTAAATAATCTGCGGCTTTGGTAACTTTGCTTTGTTGCCAAGGTTCTAATGTATCGCCTTGTGCTTGCATTTGTTTGACAGCATGGCGGAGCTTAGTAGCATGT